TCGTAGAATATAAATAATTATGACAAAGATAGCAAATAACGAGTTTGAGAAATTCGTAAGAATCACAGGAATGACTAAACGTAGATTTAGTGAAGTAACAGGATTAAAAGGTACTAGCGTAACCAAATACCTAGAGAACCCTACAATGCTAAGGCTCAAGCATTTACAACTATTGGCTGATGCCGATGAGTTTAAGGAACAAGAGGTTGGAGATGTAGAACTTTTAAATATGATAAACTATGCTAAATAGTATTGAGAGAAGGGAAGCGTTAAAGAAGGCAGTATGCTCGATTTATAGTGTGAATGAGAATGAACTATTTAGCCTAAGCAGAAAGCGAGAAATCATAAGTGCAAGGCGAATGGTGTTGTATTTTCTTCGCAAACATTATGGCGAAACTTATATGAGCATAGCTAAAACATTTAGTATGAATCACGCCACAGTAATACATCACATAACACAAATGAAAAACTTTTTGGAGTTTGATAAGATGGAAGTTATAAACTACATCAAGGTTAGAGATTATGTGTTTGAGCAAAATAGTGAAGTAACACTATCAGAGGAACTTGACCTCTTAAAAAAAGAGAAGTCTTTATTAGACGATAGATTAGAACAAATAGAAAATGAATTAAAATTATTAGACAATGGAAATTAATGGAACGTTAGAAGCAATCTTTGATACAAAAGAATTTAAGAGTGGCTTCAAGAAAAGAGAATTTGTAGTCAATACCGGTGGCGATTATCCTCAATCAATCAAGATGGAAGTGGTAAAAGACAATATTGATAAGCTAGGAACTATCAAGGTTGGAACGGAAGTTACTTGTAAGATAGACATCAGAGGTCGCCTGTATGAAGGTAACTACTACAATAACATATTAGCTTGGGCAATCAATGTCGGTGGTGCAAAGACAGAGAAACCTGCTGAAACTGTTAACGAGTCAGACTTACCCTTTTAAGGTAAGAATGTTAATCAAAGCATTTGATTGTGAAATCGAATACTAAAAGAAAGTATGTGTCGAGGGTAGATAAGCTATTAGAAGCCAATGCTACCCTCAACGCATCTCTCGGTATAGATAGCACCAAAACCGAGATTGAATCCATTAGAAGGGAGATAAGAGCCAATATACGCAAGATTAAGGACTTATGTCCATACACACATTCTATTATTGATATAGATGATAATCATAAGACAACAAAATGAATTGGAGTAGTAAAGAAAAAGAATACACAAAGTTAGTTAAGATAGAAACCATTGCAACTGCTGAACATTGTAAGCATTTAAAAAGCATAGGTCATTCTGTTGCAGACATTGCAGATAAGCTAAATTTAAGCAAGGCTAGGATTTATGAGTACTTAAAGTATAAGGAGTCTGATGAAGTATGAAACTGCTAAAGATAGAGAAAGGCAGAAGAAAGCAAGTGACTTATTTTGTCACGCATTTGACCTTATATCTATTGATAGGGGCGATTTTGCTTCTGTTGATTATGACCTAAAGAATAAGAAAGGGTTTGTGGTAGGTTCATTGGAGGTTAAAGGTTGTCCTAATAGAAACATAGATGACAACTTAACTGTTCAGGTGGCTATACGCAAACTTGTAGATTTGCAGAAACATCAAAAGAAAACCAACAAACCTGTGGCAATATGTTGGGCGTTTGAAGATGGCATTGTGTATGAGCGAATTGAGAACCTTGAGGGTAATTTTAGTCTTGGAGGTCGTAAGCCAAGAGCAGGAAGTTACAATGATATTGAGATAATGGCTAGAGTAGAGATAAAAAAATTAAAAAAAGTTTGTTATTAATTAAAAAAGTTTACTTATCTTTGCTGTGTTAAACAATTAAACTAAAACATTATGACAAGCAAATTTGATTACAAACTATTTACTGATGTAACTTTTGAGGGCATCGACCACAGAGATTATCCTGACTATTGCGATGCTTTCATTGCAAGTGCAGAGTACGATGGTAGAGATTTATCTGATGAGGAGTTAGATGAACTAAACGAAGATACCGATTTATTATACGAATTATTAACTGATAATTTATACTAAGACAATGGCTAAACGAATGACAGATACAGACAAATGGAAAAAAAGATTTGTCAGAGAATTATCACCACAACACAAGTTACTATGGTTCTACATCTTAGATGACTGCAATCACGCAGGTATATGGGACGTAGATTTAGAAGTAGCTTCTATCAGAGTAGGGTTTGACTTATCACACGACAACCTGCCATCATCATTTGGCGAAAAAGTAATATCTTTTGACAATGGCGATAAATGGTTTATTCCTGAATTTATAGACTTTCAATATGGCGAATTAAATCCAAATTCTAATGTGCATAAATCAGTAATTGCACTTCTTGATAAATATAATCTTGAAGGGTATCTGAAGGGTTCACAAGGGGTACAAAGTACCCTTAATAATAAAGATAAGGATAAAGATATAGTTAAAGTTAAAGCTAAGGTTAAGAGGTTTGTAAAGCCAACAATCGAAGAAGTAGCTGACTATTGTAATGAAAGGAACAATGATGTAGATGCTGAGAAGTTTTACGACTACTATTCTTCTAACGGTTGGAAAGTGGGTAAGAACGCAATGAAGGATTGGAAAGCATCTGTAAGAACTTGGGAAAAGAATACTACCCAACAACAAAAAGTATCACAACCAAAACAAGTATTAACCGCTTGGGAACAAGCTAGAACACAAATTAACAATGGATAATAATAGAAGAAAAGCAAGTGAGTACACTAAAAAGTTTTTAAAGGATATGCGAAACAACGCTACTCTAAAGCATAGAAAAATCAATGAGTACAATATGTATTATATGATTACAGGGTTTGTCTGCCACGATAAATCTGATATGAGAAGAATGGCATCACGAGATAACATTGTAATGTAATGGATAAGACTAAACAAATATGGTATAGGTTTACCAACGATAGAGAGCAATTAAATATTGACTGTGTAGATGTATTGAGCAAATGCTATTTGATGTTAGGTCAGAAACCTGATACAGAACAAATTGTTATGATGTCGAAACTGCTAGTAGATGACCTATCTAGATTCTATGGAAGTATGGATATGCAGGAAGTGTTGTTTGCATTTGAGCAGGGCATAAGGCACTCTGATAGCGGTGGGTTTGTCAATGTCCGTAATTGGAATATTTGGCTCAAGGAATACAAAGCTAAGGCAAACCTTAAAAGACAACAACGCCAACTGACTGATTATCAGAGAGATAGAGATAGTCAGAAGATGATTGGCGAAACTATTAACAAAGCAAAACGATTGAAATGACAACTATACTAATAACACTCTTGCTTATTTCTATTTTATATCTTATATTCGCAATCAAAGATTTAAAAGATGATGTTAGTGATATTGAGTTTCGAATGGATATTCTTAAAGAGATATGTGCTGACTACGAGAAAAGAATCAAAGAACTAGAGAATGTCAGAGCAACCGAAGTTAACAGAAGAAAGAGTGCAGATAGCTATCGTAGAATATGTAAAGATGCAATATCCAAATACGCTACTTACTGCTACAATGGGTGGTCAATTTCAAAGACACTACTCACAAAGGCTCAAGGCAAAGCGTACAGGCTATTTGAGGGGAGTATCAGACCTGCTTATATTCGAGCCAAACGAGAAGTACAATGGCTTGTTTATAGAGCTAAAAAAGGACAAGAAGTGTTATCCCTCAAAGGAGCAAAAGTTATTCATTCAGAACGCTTTAAATAGGGGTTATTACGCAATCTGTTGTAAGGGTTTCGACCATTGCAGAGAAACAATAGATAAATATTTTAATAATGAAATCTAAATACTACTACGAATACACAAGGAATATGGATACTACACAAGCAAATGCTGAAGAACTGAAAAGAGTAAATGACAAACTATTTAAAAACAATGCACTTGAAACTGCTAAGGAAAGAAACATACCGAACTACTACATCGGTAGGCACTACAAATACGAAGCAAGAAAAGTATGCGAGGATTGGGATTTGTCCTACAATGTTGGAACTGCCACTACTTACCTCCTGCGATGTGGTAAAAAAGAGGAACAAGGTATGTCGAGCAAGGAAAAGCATATTGACGATTTAAAGAAAGCTATTAATCATCTCAAGTTTGAGATAGAAAGATTGGAAAATGAGTGTTAATATATACGATAGAAAGGACAGGAGAGGTGGTGGTTATGCCAAGCGCAAGTTCACTCTTGAGGAAGCGGAAGCAATACGCAAAGAATATAGTGCAGGTGGCATTAGTCAGACGAAATTAGCGGTAAAATATGGTGTATCTCAGCCAATAATCAATATGATTTTACGAGGAAAAACCTATACAAAGTAAAATAAATTAAATTATTTTGTTGTTTATTAAAAAAATTAGTTTATCTTTGTAAGGAATTTAAAACTAAAACATTATGAAGGATAACATAAGTATAAAAGATTCTTACTACATAGAGCAAGACAATTACACACTAGAGGTGTTCTACCACTACTATTCAGAGAGAGATACCAACTACGAAGAATTAGAAATAGAAAAGGTTATACTCAATGGAGGTACTGATATAACAGATTTATATTGGGATTACATTGATTTAGAAGATGTTATTATAGAATCATTGAAATAAATGGGGGATACTATGGGGGATAAGGGGGGTACTAGGGGGTACTTTGATACTCCAATGATAAACAAACTAAACGATAACGAATTTAATTACATTATTATGATTACTAAAAAAGAAGCAAAGCATTTACTAAACAAGATGAGAAACGATAACAGAATGTTCTCACTTGAA